GCGCAATTTACACCGCCACAAAATGGAAGTTTCATCCCGAAACTGAACGAAAAGTCATGACTTTATATATCGCGCTTTGAGGTATGTCTCTGCGCTGCCAGGATGCCCGCAGGACGCGCCTGAAGCGCTCGGGAGAGCCCGCGAAGGTAGGAATATGGCTGGAAGGCCACCAAAGCCGACGAATCTCCTTGAGCTGACAGGAGCGTTCAAGCATAACCCGCAGCGTGCGCGCCTGCGGAGCCGCGAGCCGATGCCATCGCTGCGGCTGGGGGATCCTCCTCCGCATTTCATGATCCAAGAGCCAGCCATGGGGTTCCAGAGGGCCGCCAGGCTCCGCGGCATCTGGTCGGAAATTGCCGAGATGGCTTTCTGGCTCACGTCGGCGGACCGCCACACCGTGGAGGACATCTGCGAGCTCCGGCTCAAGCAGCGTGAAGGCTATATCAAGCCCGGTGAGCGCAGCATCCTTGCCCGGCTCAACAATGCCTGCGGGCTCGATCCATCGGGTCGCGTCAAGGTGAACCCGGGTGCGGCGCCGCTGAATAAAGACGTGCGCACGGGGCCGGCGCAGAAGAAGGATCCGCGCGACAAGTACCTCGCGCAGAAACATGGATAAGCTGGTTTGGCAGCACGGAAGTCAGTTGCGGAGCGGTACATCGCGGATATGCTCGCGGGGAAGATTGTCACGTCCCGGCTCGTCCGGCTGCAGATCGAGCGCCACATCCGCGACCTGGAGGAAGGGGCGAAGCGGGGGCTTGTCTTCGATCGCAAGGCTGCGCAGCACGTCATCGATTTCTTCCCGGACTGCCTGGTCCACACTGAGGGCGAGTACTGCGACCGGCCCTTCGTGCTCGAGCCGCATCAGCAGGCCAAGTTCTGGATTCTCTACGGGTGGAAGTGGGCTGCCACAGGCTATCGGCGATTCAAGTTTGCCTATAACGAAGTAGGACGCGGCAACGGAAAGAGCGCGGAGGCTTCCGGGCTTTGCGTCTATGAGCTCTTTGCGTTCGGCGAGCCTGGCGCGCAAGTCTACTCGGCATCGACGGACAAGAAGACGGCGAGGCTGGTATTCGACACAGCGTCGCTGATGATCCAGAAGTCGGACTGGCTGCGCGAGCGGATCCTGATCTCGCGCGACAACCTCAGCATCCCGGGCACGGCTTCCAAGTTTGAGCCATGCGCTTCGGAGGACAGCAACCTGATGGGCCTGCGCCCGTCGTTCATTTGCCTGGACGAGCTGCACGCGCATCGCTCCGCCGGCGTGTGGGACGTCTTCACCAGCGCGATGGGCAAGCGGCGGCAGCCGTTGCTGTACGCCATCACTAACAGCGGTTGGGATCGCAACTCTGTCTGCTGGAAGCAGCGCGAGTATGCCATCAAGGTGCTTCAGGGCATCATCCCGGACGACACCTGGTTCGGCTGGATCTGCGGCCTCGATGAGAAGGACATCGAAGATCCGCTGGGCTGGGAGAATGAGCGCAATTGGATCAAAGCAAACCCCTCGCTGGGCTCAATCGTCAAGATCGACGACATGCGCCAACAGGCGCAGAAGGCGAAGGAAGATCCAAGCTCGCTGAATAGCTATTTGCGTTTCCGCCTGAGTGTGTGGACCTCGGCCGATACCGCATGGATGCCGATGGACAAATGGGATAGCTGTGCGCGGCCGATTGATTTCGCCACGCTCAAGGGGCGCCCGTGCTATGGCGGCCTGGATCTCTCGACGACGACAGACATCAGCGCCTTTGTTCTAGTCTTTCCGCCCTCTGGCGACGATCCGCTGTGGTACGTGCTGCCAAAGATGTTTCTGCCGGAGGATGCTATCGAGCAGCGCTCGAAACGCGATCGAGTGCCTTACGACGTCTGGGCCAAACAGGGACACTTCATGCTCACGCCGGGCAACATCATCGACTATGACTTTATTCGGGCAGCGATTCACGAGCTCGCGGAGCGATACGACATTCGGGAGATCGCCTTCGATCGCTGGAATTCTTCCCAACTTGTCACGCAGCTCACGAGCGACGGCTTCGTGATGGTGAAGTTCGGCCAGGGCTATGAATCGATGAGTGCGCCCACCAAGCGCCTGCTGGAGCTTGTGCTCACAGGTGAACTCGCGCACGACGGGCAGCAGGCGTTTCGCTGGACCGCCTCGAACGTCCGCTGCACTCCTGATCCAGCGGGAAATGTGAAGATGGACAAGGGCAAGTCGCGCGAGAAGATCGATCCCATGGTGGCTCTGGACATGGCCATGGGCCGCGCCATCGTTAACCTTCCGCAACCCGCAGCAGCCATCGAGGTCTGGTAGGCGAATGCCGCTACTCACAGGAATCTTCAGCGACCTGCTATCAGAGCAGCGCACGCAGCTCGTGGTCCGCGAGCCGGAGCAGCGCAGCAGCCTGGAGAATCCGCAAACCCCCCTCAGTTATCCCGCGGAGTGGCTGCTCGACATCTTCAACGGCGGCCGCACCGATTCCGGGATCCGCGTCAGCGAGCTCACCGCCTTTGAGTCCGCCATTTTCCTCGGCTGCGTGGATCTCATCGCCGGCTCCATCGCATCGTTACCGCCGCATGTCTATGAGCGCGTGCCGGCGGCCAACGGGCGCGTTGCGCACCGCGTCGCCTTCGATCACGACTACTACGAGCTCATCCATCTCGAGCCTAATCCAGAGATGTCGCGCTTCACCTTCATTAAGACCTACCTCGCCCACATGCTGGCCTGGGGCAATGGTTATGCGGAGCTGCAGCGTGATGCGAGCAACCAGGTGGTCAACATCTGGCCGCGTAATCCCTATAAGACGCGCCCTCACCGCCTCATGACTGCCATGCGATTAGAGCCTGTGCCGTGGCGGCCGTTCCCGGTCAACATCGCCGCCGGCGAGATGGTCTACCGCACCACGGACGGCATCGACGATCTGGATTATTCAGATCAGGATGCTTCCTCGGTGCGTCATGATCGTTACATTCCTGCAGCCGATATGCTGCACGTCCCTGGCCTCGCCTTCGATGGCCGCATCGGGCAATCCACGGTATGGCTGGTGCGCCAGACGCTCGGTCTCATCCTGGCCACTGACAAGTTCGGCGCCAAGTACTTCGCCAACTTCGCGCGTCCCGGTGGCATCCTCGAGTTGCCAGCTCTCACCACGGAGCAAAGGGAGCAGGCGAAGCGCAGCTGGATGGAAGCGCAGGGCGGCGAGAATGCCCACCGGGTAGCGGCCATGCCGCCGGGCATTAAGTTCACGCCGATTTCGAACAAGCCCGATGAGTCGCAAATGGTGGAGACCAAGGACCGGCTGCGCAATGAGGTATGCGCAGTCACGCATGTGCCTCCGCACATGATGGGTGCAGAAAACCGCGGCAGGTCGACCACTGAGCAGCAGGCGCAGGAGCTGCAGCAGTACACCTTCTCCCCCTGGACCACGGCGATCAAGCTGGAATGGAAGCGCAAGCTCTTTCCCTCCAGCGGTATTGGACGCACCCCGCGCAGCCGTTTCTACATCGACTTCGATATGAGCGAGCTGTTGCGGCCGGACGCGGCGAGCCGCGAGAAATTCTATGCCACGGGCCGGCAATGGGGCTTCCTCAACACCAACGATATCCGCGCCTACGAAAAACTGAACCCGATCGAGGAGTCCTGGGCGGAAGACTACTGGATGCCCATCAATATGACGCTGGCGCAAACGCCGCTTGATCCTAACCATCAAGATGGTAATGGCGACGGTGACAAACCGGATGACGGCAAGGATGATCCTGCAGCCAAGCGATATATTCAGCACTTTGGCAGGCTCTTTAACGATGCCTTTGGCCGTGTTATGGCGCGCAAAGAGCGTGATTCCAAGCTCATTATCAGCGCCTTTGGGCCCATTCTTTTCAGCATTCGTGATGCATGGTTCTCGCTCGCTGCCAGTCACTTGCGTGTCGAAGGCGCCCCGGGTCAGGAAAGCGACCGCTTCATCGCTGGATACTGCGGCTCCATGCAGAAGCGCGCTGCTTCGTGGTCGAAAGAATCCGCGGAGGTCACCGCAAATGCCGAGCTGCGGCGGGCCGTCCGCGCGCTACGTCTCGCTGCCTATCGCGAGGCCGCAAGCCTGAAAGCCAAAGAAGGAGACGAGCATGCCACAGCAACAGAGGAGTGAGGGTTGTGTCGAGCGCCGCGTGATTCGCGGCGGCCAGGTACGCGCCAAGGGCGGCGACAAGCCGGGGCTCGCGGGCGTGGCCTCGGTCTATAACCAGGACTACGACAACGGCTGGTTCATCGAGCATGTGATGCCCGGTGCCTTCACCCGCGTGCTCAGCGAGGATCCAGACGTCCGCTGCCTCTTCAATCACAATCCAGATAACCTGCTGGCGCGCACGAAGTCGGGGACGCTGCGCCTGGCCGACAGCCCGGACGGTCTCACCTACGATGCCGACACCAACCCGGAGACCACTGTCGGGCGTGATGTCCAGGCCATGGTGGATCGCGGCGACCTCGATGGCTGCAGCATCGGCTTTTGCGTAGCCAAGCAGAACTGGCGCGAGGAGAAACAGGAAGACGGAACGGTCATCACCCATCGCGACATCGTCGAGTTTGATGAGCTCTTCGACGTGGGGCCGGTCACTTATCCGGCATTCACCGGGACAAGCGTGGGAACGCGATCGCTCTGGCCGCAGGGCGTGCCGGCGGAGATCCGCAGCCACGTGCCCGGCCTGCGCGGCACGGTCGTGGAATTGGTCGCATCGGCAGAGGTTCGTGATGCATCCGAGTGCGACTGCCCCTGCGCCGCCTGCCAGGATGGCAACTGTGCCGGTTGCAATTGCGACGGCTGCGATTCGGAAGAGTGCAGCAACGAAGAATGCCGCTGTGGCGATGACGAGCGCAAGCTGCGCATGAGCATGCGGCTGCGTCTCGCCGAACACGCGTAGACCAAAAGTTTTTCCGGCACATCTCTGTGGGGCGCCACTGCCTTGGATGGCGAAGGGATAGGTCCGCAACGAGGGGACACTGGCGCGGCGCGCGAGTGTGGCTCGAATTCAACACCAAGAGGAAACAGCAATGCCAAGCCTATCGAAAGCCCGTGAGCTGCGCGAAAAGCGCGCCAAGCTCGTCGCCGACGCGCGCGCCATTTATGACAGTTCGGCGCGCACCGCAGAAGACACCAAGAAGTTTGACGCCATGATGGACGAAGCCGACGGCGTCAAGGTGGAGATCGATCGCGAGGAGCGTCTCGAAACCTCGGAGCGTGAAACCCGTGGCAGCGGCCATCCGCCTGCTGGAAGGATCGACAGCCAACTTGCCGATACCGACATCGAAGCGCGCGTCGCAGAGTACCGCGGCCTGCAGCGGCGTCATCGCGGCCTGGCGCTCACCAAGGCCAGTTCGGAGGTGCGCACCGTGATCGAGCGGCTAAACGAGGAATACTGGCAAGCCACCGCACAGTATCTGCTCAACGGCGATGCAAACCTGGCTTCCGAAGCGCGGGAGATTCTCAATGGCCGCCGCGCCGGCTTCCGTGGTCTCGGCGTCGGCAGCATCCTGGCGCCGGAGCGCCGCGACATGGGCACCGGCGGCGGCAACGCGCTGCAGGGTACCGGCGGCGGCTACTTTGTTCCCGTGGGCTTCGTGGACGCGGTAGAAGAGGGCATGAAGTGGTACGGCGACATGCTGCGCTCGTCCACCATCATGCGCACGGCCACCGGCCAGCCGCTGCCATGGCCCAACGACAACGACACCACCAACACCGGCGAGCTGGTCGGTGAAGGTGCGGCGGTGAGCGAGGGCGACCTGACCCTGGGCAACATCGTCTTCGGCGCGTTCAAGTACTCGACGAAGATGATCAAGGTCTCCATCGAAATGCTGCAGGATTCGGCATTCGACCTGGAGAGCTACGTCAAGGACAAGTTCGCCATTCGCCTGGGCCGCATTATCAACACCCACACCACCACCGGCGCCGGGACCACGCTGCCTAAGGGCATCGTCCCCGCGTCCACCGTAGGTCCGACGGCAACCGGCGCTTCCCTCAACGACGGCGGCACGGAGACCGGGGGCACCTCGATCGGCAGCGATGACCTGATCGAGCTGGAGCACAGCGTCGATAAGTCTTACCGGCGCGATGCGGCCTACATGGCGCATGACTCCACCATCAAAACGCTGAAGAAGCTGAAGGACAAGTACGGCCGTCCGCTGTGGCTGCCGGGCATCGCTGTAGCGGCACCGGACACCATCAACGGTTACGAGTACTTCACCAACAATGACATGGCCACCATCGCGGTCAATGCCAAGACGCTGCTCTTCGGTGCGCTCAAAAAGTACGTGATCCGCGAAGTGAAGGAGCTCGCCATCCTTCGCCTCAATGAGCGCTATGCGGAGCTGGGCCAGGTAGCATTCCTCGGCTTCGCGCGCTATGACGGCAACCTGCTCGATCCGGGCACTCACCCGGTCAAGTACCTGGTGCAGGCCGCTTCGTAAAGTAGTCCTCTCTTCTGAACCGGAGCGGGCCTTGTGGCTCGCTCCGCGCTTTTTTCCAAAGAATCGACCATGACCGACACTCTGCCCACAGTCCCCGCCAATGCGCGGGTCGAGGAAGTCTGCGACTATTGCCGCCGGTCCTTCAGCCGCGCGGTAGTGGCCAGCGCTATCTGCCCCAGCTGCGGTCTGGTCAATGTGCGCCCCGTGTTGTCTGCCGCTGCGCCAGAGTCCGCCATGCTGACGGGGGCTCCGGAGCAGGCGATCCTTCCTGCCGCCAGGCCGCGTCGTCGCGCGCCGCGAAAGAAGAGCAACTAGATGAGCTATTGCCGGCAGATGACGCTGCCCGCCGCCGAGGTCATCACGCTCGCGCAGGCCAAGAACTATCTGCGTGTCGGCGCCGGTTTCACGGATGACGATGCCTTGATCCTGGGCCACATCCAGGCGGCGCGCGAGCATGCGGAGACCGTCACCGGCCGGGCGATTGCGCAGCGCACCTTCCGCCTGGTGCTGGACTCGCACCCGTATTACACAGACACCATCCAGAGCCAGCTCGCCTATCCGCCCAGCTACTACTCGCTGCCGCGCTATTCCACCACGCTGTGGAACTACTCGCAGATGATCAAGCTGCCCTTCTCGCCCGTCATCAGCGTGCAGCAGATGCGCTATGTGGCTACCGACGGCAATCCGGTGGAGCTCCATCAGGACACGGACTTCATCCTCGACCGCGATAGTGAGCCCGCGCGCATCTTTCCCATGCCCGGCCAGTATTGGCCTGCGGATCTCTATGTAGCCAACGCCTGCGAGATCGACTTCACCGCCGGCTATGACCCGGATCCCACGAAGACGGACACGCATAACGTAACAGAGCCGGTTCCACCGGAGCAGCAGCCGGACTCCATCATCGTCACCGGCATCCCGCAGTTGCTGCGCACCGCCATGCTGATGTACATGGCGCAGCTCTATGACCAGCGCTGGGGCGACGCGGGCCCGGAGCGCATCGACAACATGCTTTACAACTTTGCGATCGTGGACTTCGCGCCGAGCCGCGGATAACTCATGGCCACTCGTTCAAATCCCGCGCGTCCGTATCTCGTCGACCCGGGCGAGCTGCGCGATCAGATCCAGATCCAGCAGCAGACCACTGCGCAGGATGATTTCGGGCAGCCGCAGTCCACCTGGACCACGGTGCTCACGGCGATGTCCAAGATCGCTTCCATCACTATGGCGGAGCGCTTCCAGACGGCGCAGTTTGTTGCGCAGATCTCGCACCGCATCACCCTGCGCTGGCCGGGCGCCGGCGTCACCATCCAGGGCGGCATGCGGGTCATGTTCGGCACGCGCATCTTTCAGCTCCAGGAAGTCGACAACGTGGAGGAGCGCAACGTTACGCTGCACTTGCTCTGCCTGGAGATCAACGGAGCGGGATCCGCATGAGCGCACGTGGCGGGGTTTTCCAATGATTGAACAAGGCCTCTACACACTGATCTCGACCGACCCGACTATCTCCGGGATGATCAGCACGCGCGTCTATCCCATCCTGCTGCCGGAGAAGCCGGTGTTGCCGGCGATGACTTACGGGGTGGTGGGTGGTGCTGGCGATCCCACATTCGAGACTTCCGGGCTGATCAAGCTGCGCATGCAATTCGATTGCTGGGGCACGAACTATAGTGACGCCGCGCAGTTACGAAAAGCGCTGGTCAAGCTGCTGAACGGCTATGGCGGCGTGCTCAGCGATGGCACCAATCTGCAGCTCGCCGAGTTCATCCAGCCCGTTGATTTCTATGAGCAGGACGCGCGCCAGTATCGCTGCGCGGTGGAGTTTTATTTCCTCTTCGATTTCCCGCGCACCTAGCGCGACACGTTCGTAAAACCCGCCTCTGGCGGCATTTCGCACCACAGGAGCAATGCTATGGCTTATAACGGCAGCCAGGCCCAGGCGGGTCGTGGCTCAAGTCTTTCGATCGGCGGTTCCAATCTCACAGCACCCGGCACAGTGACGCCCACCGGGTCCACCACCGGCGGCACGCTCGCTGCCAACACGTACTTCTACAAGGTGACCGCTACCCTCGGCGCTGGAGAAACCGCTGGCAGCACGGAAGCAACTGTAACCACCACTGGTGCCACTTCCAGCGTCGCGCTGGCATGGGCGGCCATCACCGGGGCCACCGGCTACAAAGTCTACCGCGGGACGGCGGCGGGCGCGGAGAGCCTCTACTTCACCACGGCCACAAACTCCTTCAATGACGTGGGCGGCGCTGGCACGGCAGGCACAGTGCCCGCCAGTGGGGCAGGCACGCTCATCGGCGAGGTCTCCGATTCGCCGCTGCAGCGCGGTGAGTGGCAGTTTGATGACACCACCAACTTCCAATCCGGCTCGGACAAGGAAGTTATCTCCACCATCCGCGATACCGGATCGGTTCCCTTCAAGGTGAATCGCGTCGGCTCGGATGCAGGCCAGTTGCTGGTGGAGTCGGCCTATCAGAGCGGCGCCGAGCAGGCATTCACGTTGCTATTGCCGAAGACGCTGGCGCAGACGGTGAAGGGTGATTCCTTTTCCTTCAACGCCTTCGTGAAGTCGTCGAAGCTGACCGTGGAGACCACCAAGAAGATCGGCCTGGAGATCGATCTGATGACCACCGGCCCCATCACCTTCACCGCTGGCAGCTAAGCCCAACCTGCGCCCCCGAGGACGCTTTCCATCGACGGCGTCCTGAGCGTGCAACAGCAGTGTGCCGGACGGCGCTTCCTCGGGGGAGCGTCCGGCCAAACCTCCTTTCAGGAAAAGAGGACAAAATGAGCAAGGCGATTGAGTCATCCGGCGTAATCAAGCGCCTGATTAGGGAAGGCATCATCCCGCCAGAATGCCGGATGATGACGCTACGATGCGCGGCAAACGAAGCCATCAAAATGCAACTTGAGGTCTATGTAACCGCGGAGCAGATGGAAAAGATTGCGGATGCATTGATCGACAACGCTGAAGAGGTCAAGCAGTTCGCAAGGGAGATCATCTTCAATGACCTTGACGGTACAGGAAGAAAACGCATAGTCGAGCTCGCATAACAGCACTCCTTTCAGGAAAAGGATCATGGCAAAGAAGAAAGCAAAAACCCCGCGCATCTCCCAAGTTGCGCCGGCCCCGGTGCATGGTGCCACTCCGGAGGACGTCAGCATCTATCTCGGCGGCAAGGACTATCACCTGCTCTTCAACTTCGCTGCACTTGAAACAGCGGAGGTGGGGCTTGCTAAAGCCGGCATCCACCTGAGCATGTTGCTGCTGGTGGATATGCGTGGCCTGGGTGCGCAGCGGCTGCCCTTCCTCTTCTTCGCTGCGCTGGTGACGAAGCATCCCGAAATCACTTTCGCCGAAGCCAAGGCACTCATCACCTTGCGCACCGCACTGCCCATCCACAATGCCGTATGTGACGCCTATAACGCGGGCATGGTCGATCCCGCGGCGGCAAAGGAGAAGGAGCCCGACCCTACCCCGGAGCCGCCAGCGGAGTAACGCTGGACTGGCTCGGTCTCGTGGCTTTTGCGCGAATCGAGCTCCGGCTCAGCTTGGCCGAGTTCTACGCGTCGACGCCGCGGCAGTTCGATGCGATGGCACGGGCGCATCGCAGGGCCAGGCGGCGAGAGGTCCAGCACATAGAGTTCCTCTTCGGACAGCTCACCGCGATGGTGGCGAATACCGGCTTCCGCGGCTGGAAAGAAGTACGCACAACGGATGAGTTCATGCCCTCGCGGCATAAGGGTAAGGTGGCGAAACCGAAGCGCATCAATCGGCAAGCCGTGGCGAAGAAGCTGCGCGAGAACATGGCGTGGCTCATGGCACAGCAGAACAAACAGGGGAGCGCATAGCGCGATGGGTATCCAGACCAAAGGCATTCCGGAGATGCAGCAGAACCTGCAGCGGCTCAGCGACCAGGTGCGCGAGAAGCTGGTGCTGCGCGCCGTGCGCGATGGCTCGAACGTGATCCGCGATGCCATGCGCGAGTCGGCGCATGTGCTGGCAGCAAAGAATCCCGGCAGCGACTCGCTGTCGCCGGGGCAACTCCGCGGGGACATCCGGGTGCGCGCCAAGGTGGATGACGACG